AAGCCAGTACGCCCAACAGCAGCAGCGGCACCATCGGCCAGCCACCGGCCTTGACCAGTTCCCACACGTTTCAACCCTCCGGCCCATCAGCCGCTTGTTTGACCGCCGATAGGATAGCAGCCGACCGCGCCCGCTCCGCGGCATCCCACCAACGCGGCTGAAAAACCCGCTGTTCACGCACCTGCAGACCTTCACGCCCGAGCCAGGCGCGCAGCGCGCCACTCTCGGCGGTGGTCAGCAGTTCGGCCCCCTCGCCCTGCCAGCGCGCCACCACGGCCGGGCGCGGGTGTCGGAAGCGGTTGCCATGCCCGGCCGAGACAATCGCGAGCCGGGGTGCCACCGCGGCCACCCAGCCGGCACTGGAAGAGCCGTCACTGCCGTGATGCGGCACCACCACCAGCTTGGCCCGCAGCGTGGAGGGTGCCTGCAGCAGCTGCGCCTCGCTGCGCGCGCCAATGTCGCCGGCCAGCAGGATCGCGCCATGTCCGGTCACGATACGCAGCACGCAGCTGCTTTCGTTGCCCTGGTAGGGCGTGCCTGGCCGGGGGTGCAGAACCTGGAAGTCGACCCCGTCCCAGCGCCAGGATTGCCCGGCATGACAGGGGGCGTCGATGCCCGGCAGCGCGCCCTGCGGCGCCAGCAGCGGCGTACCCGCGAACCCGCGCCCGACCGCCGCAACCCCGCCCGCGTGGTCGCGATCGCCATGGCTGAGCACGAGTCGATCCAGCCGCCCCTCGCCCAGCGCGTGCAGGGTCGGCACCACGATCCGCTCGCCAGCATCGAACCCACCTGAGGCCGCGGGGCCGGTGTCGTACAGCAACCGGTGGGTGCGGGTGCGCACCCATATCGCCATGCCCTGCCCCACGTCCATGACCAGCAGTTCCACCTCACCCTCGCCGGGGCGCGACTGGGCCGGCCACAGCAATGGCAGGCACAGCAGGACCGCCGGCAACCGACCACCGCTGCCGCGCGGCAGCAGCAGCCAGCCAACCCCGAGCAACGCCACCAGCAGCGCCGCGTCGCGGGCCTGCGGCAGCCACCACAGCGCCAGCGGGCTGCGGGCCGCATAGCCGAGCAGCCACCAGCTGCCCTCGAAACACCCTGCGGCCAGCTGCCAGGGCCAGCGCCCCGCACCCGCGACCACTGCCTCCAGCGCCGTGCCCAGCAGCGCCAGCGGCACCACCACCAGGCTCCACCAGGGAATCGCCAGCAGGTTGACCAGCGGCCCGGCACGCGAGGCCTGGCCGAACAGCGCCACGGTCAGTGGCAGCAGCGCCAGCGTGGCCACGCCCTGGGCCGCCAGGAAGGTGCGCAGCCAACGCGGGTCGCGCCCCGGCAGGCACCAGACCAGCCACAGTACCCCGGCGAAGCTGAGCCAGAAGCCGGGCGCCAGCACCGCCAGCGGATCCACCAGCAACACCGCCAGGGCGGCCAGCGCCAGTGACTGGCCGACGGTCACCCGGCGCCGGCTGCAGCGTGCGGCGGCCAGCACCGCAATCATCAGCACGGTGCGCACGGTGGGCAGCGCGAAGCCGGCCACCGCAGCGTACAGCGCGGCCCCGGACACGGCGGCAACCGCCACCCCCAGCGGACGCGGCCAGTAGCGGCCCAGCGGTGGCCATGCGCGCCAGACCCACGCCGCCAGCCAGGCCGCGAAGCCTGCGACGAGCCCTACGTGGAAGCCGGAAATCGCGATGAGATGGGTAAGCCCGAGCGCGCGCAGGTCGTCCCAGTCGGCCTGGGTGAGCGCGCGGGTATCGCCCAGTGCAAGGGCCTGCACGAAACGCGCCCCCTCGCCATGCACCTGCGAGGCAATGGACGCCGCCATGCGCTCACGCCAGGCCGGAACGCCACCGGCCGGCGCCAGCATGCGCGCGCGTGCCGGTTCCCGAACCTGCCCGGACCCCGCCAGCCCCTGTACCAGGGCATGGCGCTCCGCGTCGAAGCCACCAGGATTGCGCAGCCCCCGTGGCGGCCGCAGACGTGCACGCAGCACCCAGCGTGCGCCGGCCTGCACGTGTCGACGCGCATCCTCGCCGCCATCGGGGCGGGCAGGCCAGCCCATCGCAAACAGGCGGCCACGCACATCCGGTGGCAACGCGGCATCGTCGTCAACGCGGAACAGGAAACGGGTGCTGCGCGCGCCGTGGTCGGGCAGGCTCACCACCCTGCCCTGCAGCACGTGATCGATGGCCGCTGCCCCGGCCGGCAACTGCCCAGCTAGAGACGCATGCGCATGCAGGGCCGCGCAGCCCATGCCCAGCAGCGCAGCACCCAGCCATCGCCATCGCGAGGGCCACCCCCACACGATCAAGCCGACACAGGCCGCCACCATCCCCAGCGCACGCGGCAGCAACTGCGGTGCGAACACGGTGATGCATACGCCAAGCAGCAGGGTCGCGGCGCAGGCCTTGCCGAACAGGGGAAGTGGAACTGCCGCTGGCGCACCCTCACGGGCTGCCGCGATGACCATGCAACGCTCCGGGCACAAAACCCGATGCTGGGCCGGCGCGGACATCCGCACCATCAGGCAGCTCGCCATCTGGATGTGGGTGAATGTCGC